GCCCGACTGGACGCAGCTGCAGGAGCGCCTGAACACTTTTTTGAACAAGCCGGCGGACTACTTTCCGAGCGCGACATCGATGTGATCCTCGATGTCGTGCCGCTCGTTTACCACGTGAGCGAGTCGGAAATTCTGGAGTGGGATGCCGGAAAGGGCTTGCGCCGCTACGAGCTGGCACTGGCGCGCCTGGGCGTGAAGCAGAAGGGGTAACGCATGGCTGAGACGCGGTCGAAATACTCGCTGCGCCTGGCGGCAGTCGACGCCTACTCGAAGACCTTCGGCGACTTTTCGAAGAAGTCCGAGCGGCTTCAGGAGGAGATAAGGGATCAGCGCGCAGAGCTCGATAAGCTCAATCGCGCCACCCGCGCCGCCGACGGCTACAGCAAGCTCAGCGAGAAGCTGGAGAAAACAAAGGCCGCGCTGCAGGCGGCCCGGATCGAGCAGGCGGGCATCACTCGGGAGCACCAGGCTGCCGCTGTTACCGTGGCCCGCCTCGAGCAGGAGTACGGCCAGGCCGCCCTGACCCTCAAGGCACTGGAGGCTTCGGGAGAGGCAACGACTGCACAAGTCAAGACGGCCAGAATGGAGCAGGCAAGGCTCGCTCGCGAGCTCGCCGGCGCCACGGCCGAGGTGAAGCGCCTGGACGCCGCCCAGGATCGCAATACCGCAAGCCTGCGCACACTGGAGGCCGCGCAACGCGCAGAGAAGAACCAGCTCAAGGGCCTGCAGGCCGAGCTGGCCAAGGCCGGCGTCGACACCGGAAAGCTCTCTGCCGAGCAGAAGCGACTGGAGACTGCGACAGAGCAGGCCAACGCCGCCCTGCAGGCGCAGAAGGCCCGGCTGGAGGCCGTGCGCGCGGCCCAGGGCAGAGTGGAGGCTAACCGCGAAGCGCGTGGAGACCTGCGCGGCCAGGTCGTTGAGACTGCGGCAATCGGGTATATGGCCGCGAAGCCGATCTCCCAGGCGATGGACCTCGAGGTCGCGATGGCCGACGTCGCGAAGGTCATCAACTTCGAGGATGGCCAGCGCGAGGCAATGGCCAGTGAAAACCTGAAGCTGGCCAGCGACCGGTTGATCTCGTCTGCCGGTATCACGGCAGTGGATCTCGCCAAGATCCAATACGCCGCCGGCCAGTCGAACATCGGCGGCGACGAGAAGACCAGCGAGGGCAAGCAGCGCGCGGTGATGGAGTTCACCCGCGATGCGGCCATCATGGGCGCCGCGTTTGACCTGTCGGCGGAGGACGCCGGCGCGACGATGGCTGGCTGGCGCGCGTCGATGGCGCTCAACCGCGACCAGACGCTCGACCTGGCGAATGCCACCAACCACCTGGGCAACGCCTTCAACGCGACACCCAAGGACATCGCGGCGGTGGTCAAGCGCTTCGGGGCCGTTGGCAAGGCGTCAGGCCTGGCGCCCGAGCAGTCCGCCGCGCTCTCCGCAGCGATCCTCAACCCGGGCACCGAGGTCGATGTCGCCGGCACCGGCTTCAAGAACTTCCTGGCCGCGCTGACCAAGGGCAAGGCCTCGACAAAGGGTCAGACCGAGACCTGGAAAGAGCTGGGCATGGACCCGGAGGAGCTTGCTGCTGGCATGCAGCAGGATGCACCGAAGGTCATCATGGAGGTGCTGAATGCACTGAAAGAGGCCCCGGAAGAAGAGCGCGCTGCGATCGCTACCCAGTTGTTCGGGTCCGAGAGCATTGGCGCAATCATGCCGCTTCTGGAGAACCTGAAAGAGGTCGAGCGCGCCTTCGGGATGGTCTCCAACTCTGCCGACCGCGCCGGCTCGATGATGAAGGAAGCCCAGGGCGTCGCGGAAACCTCGAAGGCCGGATGGAACTCGTTCACCGCCAAGTTGACGCGCCTCTCGACGCTGGTGGGCAACGCGATGCTGCCGGCATTGAACGCCACGCTGGTGCCGCTCGGGGCGATGGTCGACGGCCTGAGCTGGGCTGCAGAAGAGTTCCCTGACGTCACCGCCGCGATTGCCGTCGCCGGCGGCGGCCTGGCCGCCCTGAAGGTGGGTGCCCTCGGCCTCAAATTCGTCGGACTGCTGATAGGCCAGGCGTTCAACAAGGCCGGCTTGGCCAGGGCCAAGCTGGACTCAAGTACCACTCGCTCAGCGCTCGCCGCCGACGCAGCAGTGGTGAGGCTGAACGCCGCGATGGGTCGCCTTGGCACCGGTCCGGGCGCTGCAGCAGGCGCTGAAGCCGACGAGAGGCCCAGCAAGGGCAAGGGTCGGGGAAGGGGCGCACGCCTGGTCGCTGCCGCCCGCGGCGCGGCCCGCCTGGCTGCGCCTGCGGTGATCGCCGCCGGCGCGCTGGATGTCGCGGGCCTCGTCAGCGAGGGCGCACCGGCAAAGGATATCGGCGCATCGGTTGGATCGACAGCCGGCGGTCTCGGCGGGATGTGGGCGGGCGCGGCCGCCGGCGCGACCATCGGCTCGGTCATCCCCGTTGTGGGCACCGCCGCCGGCGGCCTGATCGGCGGCGCGGTCGGCGGCTTGGCCGGCAGCGAGGCCGGTAGCTGGATCGGAGAGAAACTCGGCGCGCTGGTCGACAGGCTGAGCAGCCCGGATTCGGTTGCGAAAGAGGTCGTGAACAACACGGACAGCCGGCAGATGCACTTCGCGCCGGTGATCCAGGTGAATGGCGCCGACCAGGCGACAAGCGAAGCCCTCGCAAACCAGGTGATGGCCAAGCTGCGCGGCGAGTTTGTGCCGCTGATGATGGCCGACCCGCTCGCCGTTCGGCGCGGCGCGGCCCTGACCGATGGAGGTGATTGATGCGTCAACAGATGGCGCTGGGCGAGTTCGTTTTCGGGCTCGCGACCGACTTCCCGTATGAGCGCCTCTCGCGCAAGACCACGGGCGGCTGGGTAGATCTGGACATCATCAGCAGCAAGCCGATGTCGCACAACACCGGCCAGGGCCTGGAGGCCCTGCGCCTGAGCGGAAAGGCCCAGCTGGGCGCCGGCATGGCCAAGCTCGACGAGCTGCGCGCCATGGCCGACGCCCGGAAACCCTACACCCTGGTCGATGGAGTCGGCCGAGTGTGGGGGCGATGGAGAATCGACAGCGTCAACGAGGAGCAGACGAGGGTGATCGACGACGGCACCGCAACGCTGCTGGAGTGGACGCTGGAGCTGCAGGAGTTCGTCAATGCGACGGGTTAGGACTATCGCCGGAGACTCGGCAAACGTGCTGCTTTACCGGGAGCTGGGACGCTCCGACGACGAGGCCGAGGAGGCCTTCTGGCGGGTCAATCCGGGGCTGTCCGAGCACGGCGCGGCCCTGCCGTCCGGCCTCTGGGTCAACCTGCCCGAGCTGGCCAGCAAGCCGGCCCAGGCGGCGCCGATCACTGCCTGGGACTGAGGAGGGTACATGGCCATCGGATACACCCCTGCGGTGGAGATCTACGGCGCCAACGCGGCGCTGATTAACGCGCGGCTGGTCGACTGGGAGCACGTCGACGCCGCGGGCATCGAATCGGACACCCTCAAGCTGACGGTGAACATCGAAGGCCTCGAGGGGCTGCCCAGCGTCGACGGCAAGATCGGCCTGCGCGTGGGCTACAAGGAGACGGGGCTGGTCGACAAGGGCGAGTTCGTCGTCACGCGCACCACGCCCCAGCTGTTCCCGGCCCTGCTGCTGATCGTGGCAACTGCCGCGCCGTTCAAGGTACAGGACGAGACCGGCTTCAAGGCCCGCCGCTCGGCGAGCTACGCGATGACTACGCTCGGCCAGATCTTCCGGCAGCTGACAACCCGGCACGGATTCTCGCCGCGCGTGGCCGCCGAGCTGGACGCGATCCCTGTAGCGCACGTCGATCAATCGAACGAGACAGACATGGGCTTCCTGACGCGGCTCGCGCGCCGCTACGACGCAGTGACGAAGCCGGTCAACGACCTGTATGTGCTGGCCCGCCGCGGCCAGGTCAAGTCGCTGAGCGGCAAGCCACTGCCGCCGGTCACCCTCTCGGTGACGAAGGACAATCGACCGGGTGACCGCGCCTTCATTGCGGCCAGCATCGACCAGGACAGCCGAGTGCGCTTCAAAGGCTGCAAGACCAAGTGGTGGGACGGCAGCGCCGGCAAGGAGTGCGTGATCGAGATCGGCGAAGCGCCGTTCAAGACGGTGCGCCAGCGCTACCAGGACGAAGCCGAGGCGAAGGCCGCGGCCGAGGGCGAACACCGCAAGACCCAGCGGGAGGCCGCCAAGCTGCGCATCGACTGCCCGGGCAATCCAGCCTTCGGCGCCGAGGGCCTGCTGGTGCTCGACGACAGCTGGCCCAGCTTCATGCGCGGCACATGGTCAATCGACAAGGTGACCGCCAGCGGCAGCCGGCAGCAGAGCTATCGCTGCACCATCGAGGCGACCTACCCGGACGGAAAGCAGTCCTGAAACTCGCCCCGCAGCCTCGGCTGCGGGGCATTTTTCATGCGCTATCGTGTTCGACGAAGAGCCCATTGAGCCCGTAGTTGTTCCCGTCCTGGCCGACAAAACCGTTGAACTGGTCTGATGGCCGCACTACCTCTCCGACGATGGCGAATGACCAGGAATCCGCACCATTCGGCCGCCACAGTATTGCGTCGGCGACAATGTCATCCGCCGCAGCTGGGCGCAGCTTACCGCTCGGCCTCGCAACCGCCCCCAGCATCCTCTCCAGGCGCTCCGCCTGCTCGCTCAACTGGCTGATGTTCCGCTGCATCAGCATCAGCTCATGGATAAGTTCGCGCACAGACACCTCTCGCAAATGACCAGGACAGGAAGAGCAGAGCTTATATCACGCGTGCAGCCACCCTGCGTTAACCGGAAAACGCTCCTCTTTTCCTGCGTGACCTCTGCCCCGCCGCAGAATGACAGACAAGAAAGCCCCCACTGCCTCGCGGCGGTGGGGGCTTTCGTCGTTTCTGGCGCCAAGTCAGCGGCTGGCGGCGATCTCTGCGCGGATCTCGTCCATGCGCGCCCGCACCGAATCGGCCATGTAGACCGGTTGCTGGCGGTCGACGTAGATCCTCGGCAGATTCTGGTAGGCGCCTTGTCCTGACTTCTCGATGCCCTCGACCACCATCTGCGCTGGCCCGTTGGCCGCCGCCCACGCTTCGCCTCGCTTCAGCCATACGCTGGGCGCGCTGCGCTCGAAGGCGCATAGCGCCCAGGTCTTGCCGGCAGCCTGCAGGGTCTCGCAGCTCGGCGAGTAGCCGGAGGCGCGGTGGGCGTTGGCCAGGCCGGTGGTCTCCCGGCCTGCGAGGTCTTTGTATGCGCCGATGGCCACCACCACGGCGACAAGGCCGAGGGTGATCTTGGTGCTGATCTTCATGCTGCAGGCTTCCCTGTTGTGGCAGATGGCCGGCAGGGTAACAAAAAGCCCGCCAGGGTGGCGGGCTTGTGGGGTGGGTTACATCAGCTCGCGGATCTCGCCATCGCGCGCAGGATGCCGAGTGTTGTCAGGCAGTCGGCC